GGCGGCGGCTGGGTGCGGGCTGACGCTGTTGCCGACCATGCGGACCTGCGCGGATTTGGGGAATCGGCGGCCGTCGTGGCCGACGATGCGCAGGTATTCCGCTTCGCGCTCGTCGCGCTGGCGCATGTCGACCGTGTTGCTCAGGGCGATGGCGGACATGCCGACGAAGTCGGACCAGACCGACCACAGGTCGTGCCGGTGCGCGTTGGCGCGCAAGACCTTCATCAGGTCTTTGCGGTGGGTGGCGGCGTTCATGGCTTTGCGCCCATGACCTGGGCCTGCGCCACCATCCGCCGCTGCATTGCCAGCACGGCGAGCGAGGCGCGGGCGATGTCGCTGTTGCGTGCGCCCTCAAGCGCACGGAACACGATGGGGCATGAGGCGCGCAGCGCGGCCTCTCTGGCGGTGCTTACCTCGACCCGGCCGGTGCGGTCGGCGATGTCCATGATTTCGTTCAGCGTGCGGATCACGGCCGCTGCGTGCCGGTGAGCGACATCACCGATCCGGCTTCGCGGTATCTCGCGCACCATGTAGGCGGCCGCGCCGATGCTGGCGACCTGGTCGCGGCCGAAGTTGTCGGTGCCCAGAAACTGCAGGGCGATGTAGTGCTCGGTTTCGAGCGACACGCAGTCGCGTGCGCGACCGGGCAGGGCCGCCACGTGCTTGATGTGGGCGCCGCGCTTTCTCATCGTGCTGCCCTCGAACCGGCCGGGAGGTCGGCCCAGGCAATCACTGTTTGACGGCGGGGCCAGCCGGTCCAGTCGATCCACACGTGCCCGTCGAAGTAGCCGGGAAAGATGTCGGTTCCGCCCGACACCTCGGTCTCGATCAGCACCGTAGTGTCGGCATCCGGCAGGCTGCCGTCAGTGATCCAGGTGATGGTCTCGGTGATCATGCTCGTGCCCCCAGTAGCGCCGCCATCAGCGGCTCAAGGCGCGGCGGGCGTGCAGCCAGCCGGCGCGTCAGCGTGACGTGTGCGGCTGATCGGCAAATGCGCGCGTCAGATTCCCACACGTCGCGGGCGCTCAGGCGCTCGCCGCTCTGCAGGCGAGCACGCGCGGCGGTCAGGGCAGGGCTCAGTGGGTAGGCCACGGTCAGGCTCCGGCCGCCAGTGCCTCGGCCTTCAGGGCCGCGTAGGCGATGCAGTCCTCGGCGCTGTCGGCGTGGTAGGTCGGCGTCTGCCACTGGCGCGCGTCCTTCAGCAGTTGGAGCAGCAGCCAGCCTTCCGCCTCGCTGAGGTGCCGGCCGGTGATCGCGTTGAAGGCGACGACGGTTCGCGCCATGCTGCGTTCGCCCTCCGCGGCGTCGTAGGTCGCTGCGCGGTCGGCCACGTGGCGCGCAGCGGCCTGCAGCAGTTCTGGCGCAGTCTGAGGTGATCTGAGCGGCAAAGACGGTGCCGGCTTAGGTGGTACTTGACCGATGCTCACGAAACTCTCCCGCGGCGATACAGCCGCACGATGTACGGGTGCGCGCGCATCGCGCTGACGATGCCCAGCGGGCCGCCAGCGAGGTACGCGACGATCTGGATTCCTCCGGCATCGGGCGCGAGCTTGAACAGCACCAGGTTGCTGGCGCCGATGCAGAAGGACGTGAAGAAGGCGGCGGCGTAGTGGCCGCCGTTGACGTTCAGGCTCTGCAGCCCGAGCGCGAACACCAGCGCGTAGGTGCTGGCGAAAAGCCACGCGGCCGTGGCGAGGGTGTCCGCGCTCAGCATCACGATGCGAACGGGTTGCCGTTGATGATGGGCAGGCCGGTGCCTTCGGAGATCGCCTTCCAGACTTCCTTGGTGGCGTGCTCGATCACCTTGTGCGGGCGCTCCAGCTCGTACCACATGGAAAGCTGGCCGCCGTCGTTGATGCGGTAGCGCAGGCGCGCGTCGATCCGGTACTTGTCGCCGCCCTCGAACACCGGAATGGCGATGCCGAAGCGCTCCGGAATATCGATCGTGCCCTTGCCGGCCGTGCCCTTCGTTTCTTCGTTGAAGGTGAACTGCACGTCGCCGTTGTCCAGGCGCACGCCGCTGGAGAAGCTGACCGACTTCTTCGCCTCCAGCGTGCGGCTTACCGCCAGCACTTCGGCAGCGCTCGGGTCGACGATGTCCAGCAGGTTGTCTTCGATGAAGCGGGCGAAGTCGACCTGGGTCTTGGCCTTGGCGTTGTGCAGCGGGTTGGTCCAGGTGAGCCATTCCGGGCTGAGCGGGCAGGCGTAGGTCGCCTTGTGCTCACGCCACGCGGCTACCGCTGGTACGTGGTCGTCGATTACGGCGATGAAACTGGGCTTGTCGCCCATGCTGCCGTACAGCGACGTCGCGTCGGTCTTGTGCTTGTTGATGTAGGCGATGAAGCTGTCGGCCGCGTTGATGGCAACCGTCGCGCGGGTGCGCAAGGGGTTGAGAAGCGTGTCTTCGAGCTTCTTGACACCGTGGTCGTTGGGGATGACGACGAACGGGATGTCACCTGCATTGACGCGCTTCGGCTCGCTGATCGCCATGCCGACCGTAGCGGCCAAGGCAACGACGTCTGCCACGGTTCCGCTCGGTGTATCTTGAGCTTGCATGAATTTGACTCCGTTAACTGGGTGGATGAATGGGCTCAGCCCGCAGCCCGCACGTCGCGCACGGCCTTCTCCGGCTCGGCATCCACGCTGCGGATGCCTTCCAGTTCGCCTTGGCGCGGGTCGTTCGTCTGCAGGTTTCCGTCAGGCGTGGCGAAGAAGATCGAGACGCCGCGCTCGGGCTTCGGCATGCGCACGATCACGTCGTCGAAAACTTCGATGTGGCCGCCCTTGCCGGGCTTCAGCTTCAGTTTCATCACCAGTTCGCCGGCGCGGCCGGTTTCGGTGCAGGCCTTGGTGAGCCGGTTCAATTCCTCGCTCAATTCATCGGCGAGGCCGCCGCGCCGTATCTTGCGCAGCGAGTCGTTGAAGGGACGTACGGGCATGGGTTACTCCTGGGTGGTGCGCAGCGGGTCGCGGCTGCGCGGCGCGCGAAGTCAAAAGTTCGTCGGCTGCGCGATGCCGCGAATCACGGCCATGAAGCCGCGTTGCAGGTCCGTGGCACCGATGCTGATCCAGCGGTGATCGAGGCTCGGCTGTGCGGGGGCGTTGTCCGCGGCGTCGGTCATGAACGGAATCCCGTTCGCGCCGGTCGCCGGCATGGCGCGCAGCTTTTCGATGTACGCGCCGCACTGCTCGGCCAGCGCCTTGCCCTCGTTCATCAGCGCGATCTCTTCGGGCGACAGATCGCGATAGCCCTTGATGTGCTGGTGCTGGTTTTCCATTCGTTCAATCCTTGTGAGTGCGCAGCGGATCGCGGCTGCGCGGCGCGAAAGTCAATCCGTACGAAACCCGTCCGGGTATCGCTTCCGGGCTTGATCCACGCGCCGGCCGCGTCAAACCGACGCGCGACGGCCATGCGCAGCGCGATCTGGATGTCCAGCGGCAGCACGTCGGACGGCTTGGGTAGGTGCTCGATGCTCATTGCGTCCTCAGTTCTTCAGCACGGCAGTCACGTCGACGGCGCTCTGCGCCATGACGATGTCGGCCAAGGCGTTCCATGCGCTTTCGGGCAGCCATACGCCGGGCCGCTCGCCGTCCAGATCCGTGCAGGGCTCGCCGCCCACGGTGGTCAGCAGCGCGGCGCGGTAGCGGTCTCGATCGATGCCGGCGTTCATCGCAGCCATTCCCGGTTCGGTTCGTGCGCCATCGACCGGCGGGCCACGTTCGTCTGCCTCACGTGCGGCGGGCGAGGCTGCCGCCTGCGCTCGATCAGGCCGCGGCGCGCTTCGTCCTGGATGTCGCGGCCCTGGTAATGCAGGTCGGTCTCTTCGCGGCGGTCGCCAGCCCATGCGGCGCCAGTTACCCAGCCGATCACGGCGGTGACCAGCATCAGCACCAGCACCTGGAAGAGGTTGAAGTTCAGGGGGGCAAAGAGCACGGTCAGCATGGCCGTGCCCTTTCGATGCGGCGCACAGTCATGCGGCGTTCGATGCGGGCAAGTTCGCCCACTGCTGCATCGATGCGCGCCGCGGCGTCGGCCTTCTTCGCCGCCGCGTCACGTGCGCGCTCGCGGTGGTGCTGTGCATCTTCGTGAGCAATCTGCCGCCGCACTTCCTGCCGGCGGATGTTGAAGCGCAGCCAGGCCGCGCGCAGGGCGGTCACCATTCGAAGTCCTCCTTTGTGGGGTGAAACGGATTCGAGGCGTAGGGGCCGAAGCTCACACGGGCGTCGCCGCGTATGTCCGGTGCGAGCCGGCCACCGGCTCGCACCGGAATCACGGTGGGCCGCGGCGTGCGCAGCGGGCGGAAAGGGAAACGGGCGGCGAGCGGTGTGGGCGCGGTCAGTTCGCGCCAGATGACTGGCCGGCCGCCCTCGTGTCGGCATCCGTTGACGGCAACCACGATCTGACCCTGCTGAAGCTCTCGACACAGCGACACCACGGCGCGCGGCGTCATGCCCGCCTGGGCTGACAGCGCTTCGGTGCTGACGCCCTGTTGTCCGGCGGCCTCGATCAAACGCAGCACCCGCTCACGGTTCTTCGCGCGCAGTCGGGCAGTCATGCCGTCACCTGCGCTTCAGTTGCTGCTGGCTCCGGGGGCAGCAGCACGATGCTGCCGTCGGTGGTGATGCCAATGTGACCGGGCGGGTGGCTGTCTTCATTGAGCAGGTGGTTCATGTCCATCCACATCTGGGCGCGCTGGTCTGCGTCCCATGCGTCGTTGCGCAGGCGCTCGACCTGCGCCTCCAGTTCGTCGATGCGCGCCGCCTGCTCTGCGCAGTGCGCCCGCAGGTGTTCGAGCAGCTGGTCGTCGAGGCGGCGAAGCAGCCGCCGCAGTGCGATATCCATCGTTTCCTCCCCCGTCAGATCAGCGCCATCTGCGCCGGCATCGGTTTGCCTGCGCGCTCGGCATTCCGCCGCCTGGCACGCACCATGTTCTGCAGCGACTGCCACACCAGCGGGCAGCCCTGCGCCCGCTCGAAGGTCCAGCCCTCCCGCCACAAGCCGCTGTCCTGAAAGGCGGCGCGCAACTCATCGTTCGTGGCGGTCAGGTCGGTCATCGCGTCCTCCGTGGCACCGGTGGGTGCTGTGTTGCCTGAACGATAGCAGTGCTTTTTTAAAAGAGCAATAGCATCGCTATTTTTCAGCGCGAAGGCATGCGTGCGCGCTCATATGGCGCGCTGTGGGCTACATCAGGTGGGTAGGGTGGCCTGGCGGCTCAGGTGGTCAGCGTATCCGGCTGTGCGGATAGAGCGCGTCCTGCGTGGCGATGTCCATGGTCGAGTGATCGCGCGCGACGCGCCCGGACCCTGGGACTACTCGGTATCCGATGTATTGCTCGCCGTCTGCCGTGCAGTACACCCGAAATTCGCCGCG